GCTGTCTCGCGTGGCCTGATACACCTCGTTGTCTTTAAATAAGGCGAACGTTGCTTCGACTGGGTTAGCTCGTTGAGGTTGTTGCGTAATAGTGGGCAGGCTTTCATAAAGCACTGTAACAATATGACCGTTATTGCTGTCCACCTTGATATTGATCACCTTAACCATGGACAAAAACTGGTTTATCTCGTCATCAAAATCTGAAAAGTCCCACAGTACATTTGTTTTGAATGTCTTAATCTTCATCTTCCTTGACCTCCACCAGTTCGGGATTTTCGTACAGATTGCCGATCACTTTCAAATTGCGTGACATTGACAGCGTAATGTCATCCAGTGGCCAAAAAGTGCCTTTATCTAGCTTCACAACATGGTTGCCAGCATTCCCACAGGTCGTATCAAAAGTTACGATGTCACCCTCGTAAATTTCTTTGCCCACTGAGTCCTTTACCCCGCTAAATTGCATGATTTCTATTCGTTCGGCATTGTAGGTGTCTCCGTAGCCGATAACTCGGTCAATTTGTCCACTATCGTCAATCTCGATGACCGTAGGTACATCCCACTGATGGTACGCGTAATCCCACAATCTAAATTTAATTGTCATCTTCGCTGACCTCCACTGGCTTGATGACCTGCAGATAAAATCCGCCACCGTAGTATCCGTTACCGTAACCGTCATCACCTTCACCCACATTGAATCGCTCATCAGCGTAGTAGATGAAAAGGCGGAAGGTGGTATCTTCATCCCAGATATCATCGTGTTCGGCATACAACGTTTCAACATTGGTGATCGCATTATCGTGTTCGGTAAGTCGTTGTAAGTCAGGCAAGGTACTCCAGCCATTATCACAGCCGCCACAGCCTTCATTTTCATATGTCAGAAGTTGTGTGCCATCATCGCAAGTTAGTAGGTAGCCATCAGTTGCCATATACGAATCCTTTGGCGCAACCGTTTCTTCTACTTTCACGATGCGGCGGCCAATCAACCAATCGAAACCACCACCATCAAAGTGTTGTTCTTTACTCATCTTCTCTAACCTCCCCGCGTAGGCGTTGATTCTCTTTTTGTAACAAATCAATGGCGCGATTGTAGTTAGCAAAGATGCCATCTAATCGGTCTTGATCATAATCGGTATATGAATCAAAATTTTCATCGTCGGAGATAATGTCCCACCATTCTTCACTAAATTTGTAAGCTTGGTTTTTCGTTAACTCGACAAATAAGTTCAAATCTTTCTCAGTCATCTTCCTTCACCTCCTCACATTCAAAACCGACCAAATGGTACCTTTTAATTTCATCCATGGTGAATGTCGTATCGGCGTCTTTAGTAATAGGTATTATCCAAACAATTCTGTTGTCAGAAGCTTTGCGTGCCATTGCTCTATCTGTACCAGTACCCATCCATTCGACCGGTTCAAGAACACGATACTTCGGTTCCACTGTGTGCATCATGGAGATTAGACGAATAGTTTCGATCAATTGAAGGTCTAATGATTCAGGCGTGTTGTTTGCGTATAACCGACGCAAATCGTTAATTTTATCGATCACTTGCCATTTACTAATTGTCATCTTCTTCTACCTCCACTGGCTTCAATGCTTTCACCCATGCCGGTGCAGCATCAATTTGCGCTTGTGTTACGGCATAACCCCTGCTGACTGCGTTTTGTTTTGAGAATTGGACAGTAGTTTGCATCCACTCATCGGCTTCCTCTCGCTTTCTTGCATAAAATTTTAATTCTGAATCATCCTGTGCCGATATTGGCATTGGCAGCACGTACTTCTTTTCAGGCTCAATGGTGTAGCCATTAGCCACTGCTCGGATAAACTTTGGGTAGTAAAACCCACCATATCCAGCTAAATATCCGTCCGCGCCATATATGAGTTCGTCGTCATGAACGCCAAGTTTACGTTGCTTTTCGATATATTCAGCCCACATCCGCGGAATCACTTCTTTGGCTGGCGCGAGTGACTTAACGTATTCGTCAACTTGTTCCATAACCCATTTGGTATTTGCAAATGATGACGCTCTGTCTATGTGGTCAAACCCGTTCTGGAGTTTATTAATCAATTCATCTTTAGTCATCTTCTACCTCCACTGGCTTAATTTCGCCTGACGCGTCATTCCACAATCCACGGTCGATTTTGTAGCCGCGATATTCGTCATAATGGGTCACAGTTGAAGACGTCCAGCCATGCCGGAATGACATTCGTTCGATTGATTTGTAATAGGTCACTTTGCCGTCTGGCGCCGTTAGCTTGACATGATAAGTCTCAGGACGGTTCACAATCCCCATTTCAATCATCTTATTAACACTGTGATAGCCGATGCGAGAACGAATCTCATCAACGGTGATGCTTTTGTTGAGCAGTTCTTGTACCACTGGCTTTAGCTCTTCCATCTTGGCCAACATCTTTATGTGTTGTTTCTGCCGATAATCTGGCTTGTTTGAGCGGTTGCCAACTGACTTCGCCTTGGGCCCCGATCCATTTTTGATAGCCTTGAAACTAACGACTAACCGATTGTTAAACTCCGCTTTTCGTTCTTGTGGGAACACCTTGGATTCCTGAACGTTCAGCAGCACCGACCGCTCATAGACCTTTTCAATCACCGCGTCAAAGTTGACTGCAATAGCTTCGTTATTAATCACATAAGCTTTAGCCGTGACCTTCTTGCCTACATCAAGCTTCATGTCACACCTCCTGCCGCGGATCAAACCAGGCAGCGCCATCTTTGGCCATGTGCAGATGTCTAATCCATTTCCCGTTGCAAGCAGCGGTCCCGACAATTAGCCAACCGAATTCGTCGATGTGTGGTGGATTATCTACTGGCAAAATAGTGTCATGTTTGATGCTGTCACCCAGAAACTCATAAGTGATGCGCCATTTCTGCCGGTTAGGTTTTGGATTACTCATTGCCAAACATCTCCTCTGCTACAAGCCGTTCAGCGTCCGTCTCAAATGGGTCATCGTCGAATGATGCCCTGACCTGGTCAACTTCGTTATCTCCCAACTCGTGCACCGCATAGACGGTGATTTCATCAACCTTGAAAGTTCCTCGTGAAATTTTGTCGGCAAACACAATAACCGCATCATCGACATCGTGGGCATTCACCACCCACCATCGTGGCTTTTGGTTCCCGATACGGAAATGGATGGCGTACTTATTCATCATCTTCATCGTCATTGTTGTCTTCATTTCTCCTTTGTTGTCTTTGGCATCCACCAGTCCAAGTGACGGTGGTCTAAATAACTAATTTCACCGCAGTCTTCGCACCAGAATTCCATGTCGCCAATGTAGCGGCGTGATTGATGGCCGCAAGCAAAACACTTTGTTTCATCGTTCTTCATTCTTAATTCACCTGTTTCCGTTGATCATTGATGCCCTTGATGGCTATTGAGTTGCCTTCTCCATGAGCCGACATCCGCGAGATGACGCGGTCGCCGTATCGCTTTCGTAATTCTTGGCCACCCAGGTTAGTTGTAATAATCGTGTTCTTGTCCTCACGTTGGCGAAAAATCTCATTGGCCAAATCCGAGTTAAAATCGGTGTCGCGTTCTGACCCTAAATCATCGATAACCACGACATCTGCTTTGGCCATCTGGTCCAGTGTCGCAGCGACCTTTGCCTTAACGTCAGCTTGGCCATCAGACATCCCAGACTTGTATTGAGATAGCAGCAACTGCCAGTCAACAAACATCGTGGTCATCCGATAATCGCTGTCTTTTTGGATCCGGATGAGAATGCCGTTTGCGATGTGAGACTTTCCGACACCGGCATTACCCTTCAATAGACCGTGAACAACCTTCTTCTGGCCGATTTGATTAGCGATGCCTTGACCGTAAAATAGCAGCCGCTTTTGCTCCGGCGTCCGAGTCTCGAAATTATGAAAGTCCTTGGCCATAGTTGCTGCAGAAGCAAAAATGCTGAATTTCAAGTAATAGCCAACAGTTCGATTCTTGCGGGCCTCCAGCTCCATTTGTGGGGCCTTTTTTGCTTTACCCTCAGTTAATGGCTGCTTGTATCCGCAAGCCATGCAAGCGCCAGCCATCTTGGCTCCCGTGACACGGCTTAAAGCCTTTGGCCGATATAGCTGCGCCCCACAATTGGGACATGGTGTGTCGAATGTTTCTAGCATGTCGAACAAGCTGCTGAATGCGCGTGATCCGTCGCTCACGTTGTCACCTCCTAGAATGGCAAGTCGTCATCGTCAATGATTGAGCTGTCCTGATAAACGGGTGTCTTTCTACCCATACTGGTATGAGAGTGACTAGCGGCCCACTGGGCGTTTTCTGCATCTATAGCTTCAACGGTGTTTAAGCCCTTGCCTTCCCAATCCCGAAGAATAGCCTCGACATATCCAAAACTTCTCTTGTTCCGAGTGACGGCTATTTCCATGCCCTGACCAATGATTTTGTCAGCCTGTTCCTGTGTTGATCCAATGCTCTGGAAGTCACCAATCCAATCCGTTATTTTTTCTCGAATCAATGGACTGATTGAACCGAAGTTCTTTTGGTAGGTTTCAAGCGAGATCAAATTTCCTGTAGTAGTAGAATTCTTTTCATTCTTAGCATTCTTTTCATTCTTGATTGTGTTCGTTTGTTGTTCGGTCGTTGTTCGGTCGTTGTTCACTTGTTGTTCATCTCGTTGGTAGGCATCCCAGTTAAGCACAGTAATGACGCTGTATTGCGGGTTTGAATCGATGTTCAACATTTGCGATTCTTCAAAACGTTTTAGCGTCCGCCATACAAAACTGCTGTTCACTTGTTGTCCACTTCGCACACCCTCATTCATCTCAGACGTTAGAGCGGCGCGGCCTGTGACGAGTTGACCGCTGTTCAACGACACTTCTCTTCCGTTGAACAAAAACTTGTTGCCTGAATGAGATGCCTTAAACAATATGAGCATCCAAAGCTTTAATACATTCGCGTCAGTCCAAACGAAGGACTGGCGCATTTTACGGTAAATCTTAATCCAGCCTCCGTCTGCCATTGGCGTACCTACTCAGCTTTGTCTTGAGCTTTAAAGAAATCGGCAGCTGCATCGATTGCTTCTTTAGTTGGGTCTTGCGGAGCGCTAGAAGGTTCACCAGTTGACGCCTCGTCCTCTGGGGCAGATTCAACACCATCAACCCACTTTGGGTCACTCATAATCTCTCCGGTTTCTGGATCAAAGTTTTGCGGCGTCTCATCCTTGGTGACTGCATTCTGCATTTGAATTGATAGAATTCCCCATTTGCTTAGCATGTTGCGCAGAACAGTTTTCGTGGCCATAGCATCAAAGTTATCCGCCCAGACTCCTGATGGCTTTGGACCGCCAGACATCTTGGAAAACTTACGCCGATGAGCATCAATCTCATCTCGTGACCAATAGACGGTTTTCTCGAAGCCATTTAGTAATTCAAAGTGGCCGAAGTATCCGACTACCTCATCACTAATCTTTTCACCACGTTCATAATGGCCAGTAAAACGATCGAAGTTTCGCATTTCGCCTTCATAGACGGCGCCGGCTTCAATGGCTTTGTATTGGCCGGTCCGTAATGCAAGTTGGATATATCCCTTATATCCCATTTGAGGCGTGGCACGTCCCTTGTAAGGCACAATCCACATGTAACCAAGATTGGGGTCAACAGGAAGGTCCAATGTTGCTGCAACCATTGCTGAAGAAATCACACTCATGGCATCGACCTTTTGCAGCGACTGGTTTGAATTTACGAGATTGATGATGCTGCTCATAAATTGGGGCGCTTTTTCTCCAAGCACATCGTTAAAGCGTTGTTCGAGCGTCTTGCTTTTCATTAGAGCTTTGACAGTGTTCGCTGGACTGTTTGATTTGTTCTGTGATTTTGATAATGCATTTTGTAAGTCTGACATGTTAGTCCTCCTCGATTGGGTTAAGTTCAATGCGACCATATGTGCCTGGTACCAAGATGATTAGCCCGCCGTTTTTCTTATTGATTTTTGTAAATCCTGTCTCATCGTCAATTTGGACAGTATCAGCCGCTCCATGCAGGACACCCTGATCTGTATATACTTGATAATTCACGTCTTCTTTAATCAATCTGATTCCTTCTTTCGTTTAACTCTTAACGTTCTGGATCCCGACTTGCTCGTCTTGTTCGTGACCAGCCAGTTGCCAGTCTCGCCAGTGGTTGCATCACCGATAGCTTGCCGAAGCTGATTATCAATAGCTGATACAGCACTATTCGTTTCCTTGATTGAGGCTTTGAGTTGCTCTCGGTCTGTAAGTAATGTGTCAAACTGATTGTCTAGAATGACTGTGTCGCCGTCGTCATCTGGATATAAAGCTCGTAATGCCGATGTTGTGGCATCCGTTCCGTCCACTTCTGGTGGCTCGTCATTGATAATGTGTTTTTCCCACCAATCAATGAGCATTGGCTCAAACTGGTCAATGGATGCTTGGTCACGATCAACACGTTTGAAGCCAAATGCGTGCCCACCCACCAAATAAGCAAAGTAGACATAAGGCCGGTTTAAAACGTGCATGTAATGTTGCACCTGAAACTGGTAAGGAATCGGGACTTTATCGTCCTGCCACTCCGATGACTTGTATTCAGTTGCCGTCTTGATTTCCAAAAAGCCAGGCTCGCCTGCAATATCACGATCAATGTTGGCCCTCAAAAATGGATGCTCAGGGACATAGAATGTCTTGTTCTGACGGAACACCTTCTTGCCAGTCACATTCTGGAATTCACCTGCTAGAATTGGCTCCATAATGGTGCCCCAGTGCGTGAATTCATTCCCCTGCTCGTCAATAGGTGTCCGGCCTGTCTTATCGGCCCAGACACTAAATGGTGACCGCCAAGGGCTGAATCCTAGAATGGCTGCGACATCGCTACCACCAATACCTTGCCGCCGAAACTTTAGCCATTCTTGGTGACTCATACCAGCAGTGCTAAAACTCGGTTGGGTCAAAAACCGTCGCCCCCTTGCTAATCAAGTAATCCATGATGTCTGATTCGGCCACCAGCTCATCGTCAATCTCCCAGTAAGTCACTCCCGGGACTAACTCATTCTCTTGCCAGTCAAGCAGCCCACTCTCATCAAGCGGCGCCCCGAAGCCGTGATTCTCGGCTTTGATTAAATCGGACTGGCTGTCCCACTGTGATAGGCTCATCAGTCCTCGCCTCGAATCGTTTTGTAGATTGTGTGGGCAAACCAGATTGCCCAAATTAGCAGGAGGACGAATGCAAATCTATTTGGATGTGTCATGATCCACGCGGTTATAGAAATCATTTCTAAACTCCTTTCTGTTTTGCCGTCCAATCAAGCTCGGTCCAATGCTCTGTGAGCCACTTGGACATTTTGTGGGCATCCATTCGCCAGGGCTGGCCTTTTGACGCTGGATAGAGAACAAAGCCACCATTGTCGGCATCGAGTTGTTTTTGATATTTGACTAACAGTTCCTGCCTAATCCACCACTCGGCTTTTCCTTGACAGGCTTCTCTCAAATCGCCCATCGACCATTGTCTGTAAAGTCTCTCTCGTAGAAGCTTTTCGTATTCAGCTTCATCAACGAGTACCTTTCCAGGCGGTAAGGTTACTTTTATGGTTGGCGTAATTGTGATTGACTGTTCCATCAACTCACCTCACTTCTTTGCTACAGTCATGTGCTTACTTGAGGCCCATGTATTCTTTTATCTTTGCTAGATTTGTATCTGCCGCAGGACCCATAGTTGCGCCCCGCAATAATTGACCGATGTACTGGCTGGTCCATCCGAAATGCTCTGCAACTTGTTTTTGGGTCATTTCTTTGTCAATAAGTCGCTTCTTAAAACGTTTCTCAATCGCTGTCATACCCTTGTTCACCCACTTTCATAAATTAATTAACTATTTCAGCTTATAAAGTTATTGACCTTTTTGTACGATTGTCGTACTATCAAGACATAGTTAAATAAGGTATCAGCTCTCGCAAATGCACGTCTGCCAACGGGTTGCGAGCACTGGTTTACTTTGCTTGTTTAACTGAATAACTTAACTGATGTCTAAACTATAACGATATTCGTAATTTAAGTCAACTATTTTTTACGATTATCGTACTTTTGGACGTCATTATTCGGAGGAATGCCGATATGACGCTGATTGACAACGTAAAAAAATATGCCAAACTTCGCGGGCTCAGTCTAAAGGAGGTGGCAATAAAATCTGGTTTCAGCGAGAACACAATTTATGGCTGGAAAACCCACACTCCTTCCAGAGGGAATATCTTGGCAGTAGCAACGACTCTCGGCGTGGATTATGAAGATTTAACTGGTGAAGAAAAAGAAAAAACACCCAAGAAACTAAATCTTGACGCAGCGATGCACGATGAAGACACAATTATGTCGTGGCAAGGCCGCCCAATTCCTCCTGAGGAATTAGAAATGATTCGCCGCATTTTGGATGGAGGCAAGTAGCCTATGGATTACATCACTCCTTTATTCCAGTATGCATTTGACAATCATATAGCCGTTTCGGCAGGTCATTTCGACCCTGAATGGATTCCATTAGCTATTCCTTCAAAAAGACAAATCATCATCAATCTCAATTGGCCAAGGCCAAAAGAAATTCCTTTGATGATAGCCCATGAAATAACTCACGTTGAAAACGGCGGCGCTGATTACGCACCCTATACACGAAATTCAACAGATCCAGAGGAACGAGCGGCGAATCAAGGCGCCATTGAATTACTTATGAATTTGTTCGTTGCTGGGCGCGGCGGCTCTGTAGTCAGCTTTAACCCAGTTGATTTCATTGCAGAGTTCGCTATTCCTATGGGCTATGAGCCTCTTATCAAAGAGCTTGCATTACAAATGCTCCCAATAAGCGATCATGACTTTGACGACGTGATGAATAGCTATAACTAAAAAAGCCCCAATCGCTGGGAACGATCAAGGCCGGACATGCTTAACACGCAAATATTATAACACTTTGGAGGATTTGTTATGGAATTACTCGGGCAAACAATAATGTTCATTGCGTTCGTTGTACTCATTTGGCTTTTGGTTTTGGCATACCGAAGGCGACAAAATAAGCCGGAAAGAAATCGGCTGTTGCTTTATGCTTTAGCGGCATTTTTGATTACCGGAGTTGGTGTTGCTATTCAGAATTCTGATCCGCACTACAGGGCAGAACAACAAGCTGCAGACTCAAGTTCAAAAGCTAAAGAAGCAAGCTCCAAAGAAGCAGAATCCGAATCATCAATGTCCAGAAGGCAATCTGAATCAGAGAGCAAGTCTAAAGCAAGTTCCGAAAGTGCTGCCAAGGAACAAGAACGCCAAGCTGCAGAATCTTCGTCAGTTCAAGCCGAATCAGCTTCTAAAGCTGAATCTTCAAGCGTGGAGTCACGGATTGCTGTCAATGTGGGTGAAGCCTACGATACGCAGGCTAGTAATGTTGTAACCGCGTCAAGTGGAATGCTCACAGATTATCACCTCGAAAAGTCAAACGGATCCGTTCTTATTGTTTATTTTGTCGCCGATGATACCGTCTATTCAGCACCTGACGAAAGCAAGCAATCGTTTGCCGATCAATTATTCTTATCTATCAAAAATACGTCAGTTCAAACCAATACAACAATGCCGGCTGTCATTCTACAAACAGCAAATGGCACGACAATTGCAAAAACAAATCTCTTTCATACAAAAATGAAAATAGAATAGAAAAAGCGCCTACCCCTCATCTTGGCGGACTGTGGGTAGACGCAACGACAAAGCAGCACTGAGAGTGCACGCTATTTGTGTGCCCTCAGTATACCAAAATACTGGAGGTTTTTAAAATGGCATCAATCGAAAAATTGAAAACGGGTTGGAGATATCGGATTCGTGCTAAACAAGAAGATGGTAGTTGGACCAATTATTCAGAGTCCGGATTCAGAACCAAAAAAGAAGCACTCGAAGCCGCCGTTGAAATGGATAAGCGCATAGGAAAATCTGTTGGCGGTATTGATATGGGAGTGAGCCTTACTGACTATTTCGACGAATGGTACAAGCGTTACAAGGCTGGGAAAGTTAGTGCTTCAACCATGGAATGGTATCAGAACACGCTGAGGTGGATAAGGCGGTACTTTAGAAACACTGAGCTCTCCGTTATTCGCAGATCCACGTATCAGGACTTCATCACTTGGTTAGGAACCGAACAAGACTATATCGATGAACATGGAGATCATGCACATAAAAGGGCCCTGGCAAGAGCATCCGTGCAAAAAATGAATTCTTTCATCCGGTCAATGGTAAAGGATGCTCAAGACGACGCAATCATCGATATCGATTTCACCCGAAAGATTCAACTAGTCGGGGCCGCCAGCAAGGATCCTAGCGAAAAGTTTCTGAGCCTTGCCGATTTCAACAAACTGATTGAACTGGCCAAAGAACGAGCAAATTTTAAAGCCATAACCGAATATGAAATTCTCACTCAGGCATACACCGGCATGCGATTTGAGGAAGTCCTGGGACTGACTTGGGATCGAATTGATTTTGATCACAATACAATCAAAATCGACCGGTCATGGGACTACAGAAGCAATAGCGGCTTTGCTCCGCTAAAAAACAAGCCCTCCTACCGTTCTATTTCCATTCCCGATGAATTAGCCACGCAACTGCAAAAGCTCCACAGAGAGCAAAATGAGGCCTTTATGGCCAATGGCTATCGTGACCCAGATGGATTAGTTTTCCGAAACATAAACGGCAGCCTAAATGGCAACAACGCAATCAATGACACATTGAAGCGGTTGACATCTGCTTTAGGCATCAAGAAAATCACGAGCCATGGATTGAGGCACACGCACGGCTCAGTTTTAATTTATCAGGGAGTCAGCATTATGTCCGTCAGCCGACGATTAGGTCATGGCGACTTACAAACAACAATGAGCACCTACATTCACATCATCGATGAAATGAAAGCTCGCGACGATGAACAGATCGTTTCCATACTCGAAAAACTGGGATAAAACCACTTCACAAACTTTTTGAATTGCTGTATCCGTTGGCACACAATTAATACAGCGATTTGTTGCCACATTATTGCCCAAATCCTTCACAAGGGCCTATTTTGGGCCTAAACGTGGCAACAATGTGGCAACACTTTTGATTTAGTTATACTTTCTTGGTCGTTCTCCAAAATAAAAAATCGGTGAAACGCCTGATATAGAGGCATTCACCGATTTTTCAATTGTTCTTGTACGTACTCAAAATGCTGCAGATGGTAGTCACACCTACCCTTACAGCCCCTGTGATAGCAGCATTTAAAAACCTGAAAAGTAAAAAAGTGGCAACAATGTGGCAACTTTTTGGTCGAAAAAAATCCCGATACTTTTACCGACTTTTGCTAGAATATTGAAAACTACAACTAGTAAAATGAAAGCAAAACTCAATAGTGTTCAACGCATTTGTGAATGTGTCTTTTGTTTTCAAAATAAGTTGCACGTATAAATGGAAATTACAAAGGGGGCCAAGCATGAATACAGACACCAAAATATTAGCCGAAAAGTTCAACGCGCTCTGGGAACACCGCTTCGCTTTTAAGGTCCGATATCAGATTCGTGTCGTCGATAACAAGGTAGACGGTTCCTATGATTTTTACTTCGAGCAGGCACGACAAGGCCATCGGACACGGTCAATTCCCCTGCACTCTATCAAGCGCCATGAGATAGACTACCTTGAAACAACGCTCAAACAGTTCCGGCAAGTCACCCAGCTCACGTATGTCTTTGCTAATTTTGAAGGTCAGCGTTGGCATTCCGACGGCAGACTGATCCAGCGCAAGCCGGCATCCGCTGACCCGTTTGCGTAATCTCTTCCTATAAAGGAGGTTAGCGCGATGAAGACTCAGACTTTTGCACTGCCAGGCGGCCTAACGATGGAAATCATCAGCGATGGTCAAACAATTTCGGTGGCTCTGGTTGCTACCGGCTCACACGAAGATTTGGATTGCGTTTATCATCAGATAGTGACACTGGCCAGAGAGACTTACGGCTCGCCAATAGCTGGATTTGAGCTATAAAAATAGGCCGCCTTTATAGGCGGCTTTTTAACTGCAATCATTTTTAAAAATAATACGCGATTGCGCTTGACTATTAGTGCGCAATAGGGTATTATAATAAGTGTAGTAAGGAAGGAGGTTAAACAGTGAGACAGAAACACAGGCATGAAAAAAAGCTTTCGCCGACAGAGAAATCAATGATTATCACCAACGTGTCCAACGTAATTCTGGCAATCATCGCAATTCTCGAATTTCTGCAAAAGCTAAAGGAATAAGGGCTTCGGCCCTTGTTTCTGTATGCCCATAATAACATGGAGGTGAATATTATGAAAGACCGGACTGAAAAACTGGCCACAGCGTCAATGGTAACGTCAATTATCGCACTTGTCTTAACTCTAATTAATCTATTCTGGAAGTGAAATCAATGAACTTTTATGACGAATATTTAAAACAAAACGATACTACCAGATATAAGGTTTCAAAGCTGGCATCTATCAGTGCCTCAACATTACAACGCGCTGCCAACACAGATGAAATTGAGAACATTTCATTGCGCATTGTTCTTGCAACAGCCAAAGCGCTCAACAAAACCCCGGGTCAAGTGACTGATGAATTACTGGACATCTATAATCAGCACAAATAAAAAAGCTCCCTAGCTGCTCAATCAAGAGTAGTCAGGGAGCTTTTTTTATACGACTAAATTAACTTTGCCGGCGTCCACCCATTGGTTGCCACCAACGTTGACGAACTTGCCGTCAGCGGACCGACCAAACATCGTCCAGCTTGTACCTTTGGCCAAATGTTTAATACCTGTCTCTCCAGCCGCTGGTTTTGCTTGCGTGTAGGCATTATCTGCCACGACCTTAACAATCCCACCGTTGCTAACGTTATTGACCACTGGATTAATCTTGATGGCTACATCACGGCCGTCTAACCAGCCGCCTACATTGATCGCGCCACCCTTGATTTCTGCTACCTTCCAAGCAGTGCCATGCTTGAGCTTCTTGCCACTCAATTTGGACAATGTTGAGTCGGTGTATACCGGAGCATCGCCACCATCCACAACTGCTACGCCCGCTGCCATCACTGGAATAGCAATCTTTGGTAATGTCATTGATTCTTCCTCCTTTGGCTTTTCTGTTTTGCCTGTAGTTGTAAAAAGCCCACCGTAATCAATCGATAGGTCGATTGGTGAGCCCTGATATTGCCATGCTGACACGTTAGTAACGCCTGGTTGTGAGACACCGTAATTGGCCACCCACAGTGGTTGGTTAGTCTGCAAGGCACCAGACCATAACCAACTGGCCATCGTGTACACGACAGTCCACGTGTAACCTAGCTCATGCAACCGACTAACGAAGGCCGCGGTGCTGGCGCTTGTTTGTCGGATTGACTGGTCTTCCACATCAACCACCATAGTTGTACCAGAGCCCAAGCCAAACTGCTTGGCCACGGATACAAAGAACTCCGCCTCGGCACGTGCATCTGCAGGGCTGATATAGCGAGCATAGTGGTAGGCCGACACAACGAGCCCACTCTGTTTTGCGTTTGCAATCTGTGAACCAGCCACCGGGTTGATGTAATTAGATCCAGACGCAGACCCCTCGGTTAGCTTTACAACTGCACCTTTAATTCCGTGACTCCAAATCAGACCTGCAAAGAATTTGGCCGAGCTATCTTGATAAGCAGATACATCAACAAACTTAGCCATCAACCTCACCTGCTTCGATTGTCAATGTTACTGGGGCTGCTACTAATGCATCACCATCAGCGGATGTTTTATCCGCTTGACTAATTGTTTGTGTTTGGTAGGCATTGTCAATTACATCAACCTGCTTGGCATAGGCCGTTTCAATGGCGGTAGCCACGTTTGCCGCATTGATAGCGATGCTGTGGTCATCAAGCTGTTGTTGTACCAGACTGATAGCAGCTTGCTTCTTGCCGGCGCCAGACTGGTCAAGTTTACCCACTGCAACGACTGCAGCGGATGCCCACGTTGCCAGTAAATCATAGTTGGCCTTAACCTTTTGCAGGTGTGTGGCCTCTTCTTGTGTCTTGGCCACGCTGATAGCTACCTTAGTCTCTGCTGACTTATGGCGTAACCATGGCAAAACAAAAGCCGTGACCACGATGGCCACGACCGGCAAAATGAATGTTGCAAACACGTTCATTAATTCAATTGTCGTCTTCATCTTTTTCTTTATCCTCTTTCTCTTTGAGTTCTTCCTTCAACCGCAACAGTTTACGCTCATTACTCCCATTGATGATTGCGACGATTACGGGGGCAGCAAGGCCTGCAATAGCGATTATTACTGCATCTGACACAATGCTACCGCCTCCTATTTTTTTAAATGTTTCAATCGTCTTTTGACATCAATAAGCTCCGGATTTCGCAACGTTTCATGAATAATTCTGGCTAGTAAAATTCCGGTAAAGATCGCTCCAAGGCTAATACGATTTAGATCATAATCACGCAAGATAAAAGCGGCCGTGTATGCGGCCAATGTAAAGAGCATTAGCCATGCCAGGTATCGATGTGCGTGCAACTGATGGAAATCAAACAGTGACCATACCAGCCCGAAAACCGCCACTCCAATCACAAAAACTTGGACCAGTTGGTTGTCCAAAATGGTCAAGTAATCGCGAGTTGGAGGTGGATACTCGAAATAGCGACGGGTAATGATGAAGTAAATTGACATTGCCAGCAGTTCGATTGAAGTCCAGAACCAAGTACGGTTCTTATCAAAGTTGTGGCGAAATTTCTCTTCACTCATGATGCACACCTCTAAGCTGTGTAATCCTCGCCTGTGGCGTCTTTGAAATCATCAGCCGTAATCAAGCCTGCGCGAACAAACAGCTTTAAGTTATCGGCAGTGTATGCGCCTGATTTATAAAAATCAATTACCCAACTAAACATTTTCTGTCACCTCCGTTGGCTTGGCACTTTGCGCTGTGAGTGTGGCAACTTGTAAACCAAGACTAGTCACCGCTTGCTTTAAAGTGTCCCGTTCCGATTCCGCTTCGATGCGCGCGTTTTGCTCAACTTTTAAATCGTTCTTTAGTTGCGTGTTGTCTTTTTGCAGATCAGACAATAGCTTTGCTTGGCCCTCTTCACTGGCATCATGCCAGCTATTATCATGCCAGTTAAACTTTGGCAAGCCGTCCTTAATCTCATCTGGAATTGGTACTTCAGTTTGAGGATAGTCTGTTGGGTAGTCGTCGGCATAATCCGCGACATAAAAATAAGCCCCATTGGGCTGTGGTGTTTGATAAACTGTGTAAACTTTTTTCATTTTAATTCCTCCTAAATGTTTGTTTGTTGATAGACATCAAGCACTCGGCCTGTTTGATTAGCTTGCGTCGCTCGTTGAACATAAATCAATCCGCTATCAGTCACCATGACGTTTGGATTGGTGTTATCAATTAAGCCTTTCCCAATAGTCTTTTGCCACTGCTGTTCAAGATTATTACTCAGCTTAGTCACTCGCACATCGCGGTTCCCATAATAATCACTACTACTGTTGGGCACATCAAACAGGTATATGTTGCCAATTTTGTCGATATACATCTGCATGTAAATCAACAAATTAACTGCCACTTCTGTTAACGCACCACCAGTGGTTGCCTTTGTGATATACCAGATGGTCCCATTGTGTCCAAGCGCAAACATGTTACCAGCCGCATCGTATACTGCCTGATGTGTCGTGGGATTTATCCTTGAAACTTCGACAACAGTCTTATTATCTGGCGTTCCTGTTACCAGAACATTGCCTTTACTATCCATTTTATTAATCTTTGCTTGGGCCCCACCAGCTTGGTAAGAATAAAAATTGTCATCATAGGAGCTGATCGCGTAATTATTAATAAAATTGGCTGTTACGTACTCAAATCCCCCATTTACCACTTTGAATAAATAATTAGGATAGTTCACATTTGCACCATTTGTCTTTGCGAAGACAGCCCCATCCTTCATGGCCACAGTTTGATCAAAATAGTAATAAGTCGATGACGAGGCAATCGGCTTTGACATGTCGCTAGTTTTAAAAATATTCGTGCCAGAAGAACTGCTCAGTGTTAAATATTGATGAGCGATATCTGTTGATGAAATAAACCAAGATGCACTATTTGTTGAAAAAGTGCTGGCAGGTTTAAAATCGTCACCGTAAATTGTCCATGTAGTCCCATCAGTCCCTTTTTGTGCAAACTGGTCGCCCCATGTCTTGACGATATCACCTGTAGTATTTGCAAGAGTAACTGTCGTCAGTAAACCAATTGATGTGCTTGGCGTCGCCCACCCCGGTGACTTCCAAATTTGGATTTCACCATGCCGAATTTCCAACACCGGTCTTTTACCATGATTAATTCCTACAATATTAGCCATTAGAGCAACACCTCGAAGTCTGCCAAAATATAGTAATCTTTGTCCTGATCATATGCCCCCAGAGCTTGATATTCAGATAGCGACCCATACCATGGCTCGTTCTTTGCTGGTTGAGCAGCAATAATCGCCATAACTTGATCGACAGTCACAATCTGTTGCCACTTAGTCCATGTGCCATTAAATCCGGTACGATAATAGACTAAATTAGGTGACCCAGCCCAGTACCATTGCCCAATATAATCAGCTTGTCGGACTTCCAAACGACCCCAATTAGTTGCTGGGCCATTCACAATGGTGCCCTTAAGCAAATAAGTTCCGGGTGTGGTCATAGTGTTAAGGTCGGTCGTCCCCGTCAACGCAGGAACTTTGCCATATTCAGGGTTTAAATCGGCTGTTTTCGCTAATCCCGTCACCTTACCGTCCGTGTACTTATTGGCAGAGGCCATTGCACTATTCTTTGCATCTTCAAGCTTTTCATCAAGTTCATTGCCGCCAAGTGTCTTGAGATCATTGATAGATGGCACCCAGTTAGTCGGCACTTGCGAGCCTTTTAGAAGCATCAACCCGCCAACCTTAATGGAAACCGAATTGACGTTTGGCCGTAGTGCTTGTAACTTGAGTGTCGTCGCTCCGGCAGGAACTGTTGCTTTATACCAGCCTAAGCCAGTTGCGCCATCTGGTGATAAATGCCATGAAGTGTCTTTTCCCCATCCGGAATCAAAAACCATATCAGGTCGAGCACCGCCGCTTCCCGCTAATGCATTAACTAATATGGATGAAACAATCATGTCACCTGTTTTTAGCCCTAAGCTTTCTAGTTTGAAAGTTTCTGTCATGTCAATGGCATTTACCGTCAAATTAGTGTCAATCTCACCACTTGTTCCATCCAGAATATTAAATTGCCAGAATTCACCATTAGCAATAGAGCCGGCTGGCCCCTGTGGCCCCGTGTCACCTTTTGGCAAAACAACATCGATTACAGCGTCCGTGCTAGTTCCGCTATTAGTAATACTTGCAGCATCACCTTTAGTGACCTTGCCAATTTTGACAGTAGCCGCGTCACCCTTTGGCCCTTTAAAATCAGGATTGCTTGGCGCATCTTCTACGAATTGCTTAGCTTCATTGATAGCTGCATCGACGCTACTTGCCGCTGCATTGGCATTAGTTGCTGCATCATCCGCCTTAGTTGCCGACTCCAATGCCTTTTGAGTTGCTGCATCCGCATTTGTCGTTGCTTCGTTGGCTTTAGCTGAGGCATCGTCTGCGGTATTAGCTGATGCAATTGCCTTGTCACTCGCCGCATTAGCTGCGCCAGTGGCTGTATCAGCATTACCAGTAGCCGTATCTGCCGCAGTCGCGGAAGCAGTCGCCTTATCTGCTGCCGTATTAGCGGCCGTCGTAGCTGTGTCTGCATCACTCTTAGCTGTATTTGCGGCACCCGCAGCCGCAATTGCTGCATTAGCTGCGGTATCAGCATTAGTGGCCGCAGCGTTGGCCAAATCCGCAGCATCCGCCACAAGTTTGTTGGCAGCGTCCAGACCTTCTTGCGCCTTTTGTAAGGCTGCCATTGCATCAGCATCAAATGCATCAATCTTGGCTTCACCTGCGATAGCCGCATTGGTTGCATCAATCAGTGCATCAATAGCTTGTTGGATTGCATCAACCGCCTGTGGAAACTTTTCTTCAAAGCCCGGTGTCGGTAACACACTGATGACAAACTGTTCCGTTGATAGCAGGCTTGAAGTGTCTTTCTGTGTCATGCGAATCCGCATGTCTCGAATAACACCACTCAACGAGGTAATGACGGCAGGCAACTTAATTGTCAGACGACCATTGGCGTCATCAGTGCGCTCAATCCCTTCCCCAGTCGCGATAATGGCGCCGTTTGGGGCAGTAGCCCGCATCTCCAGTGTCCAAGTCGATAGGTCAACTGGATTATGATTGCTCAGCACCCGCACTTCAATTTCTCGTTTGATATCACCAACAAATGTCTGAACTGTCTCGTTATTGATGTGATCAGTCGCCGTCTCCAGTTCCAGTATCTGTTTCACTCGTATCACCACCCTTCAATTGTGACTTCAAAAGCTTATTTGCTTCATGCAGCTTGTCATTTTCAGCAGTTAAGTTGTCATTTAACACTTGCATTCGCGCCATCTTGATAGCCATATTTCCGAGATGATTGCTTAGCTCTTGTGATGCATAAACCATTTCTGGATTGTCCAATAATCTATACCCCCTTTAAAGATATTTGGTAATCGTGTGCAAAGTTAGTCCCGCCGCGGAAGTATAGTAAACCATCAGCCGGATTCATTCGAATGTAACTTGTTGCTGACGAATTCATATAAATGCGGCTTCCTGCAACGGTTAGATTGCCGCCAACTAAGACATCCGCGTCAAACCGGGACCATTGTCTTGCATGAATGCCAGAATCCGTAGATAAGCCATTGTCCGCAGAAATAACCGTGTAGCCATTACCAGACTTAGCTCTAAAGTAATCAAGCGTGTCTATCGTCCCACCTGTGATTTCAGCACCATGAATAGTGGTACCAGTCAGCAAGTTACCCGTAATACGATCAGCAATCAGATCACCATTTGCGCCGACAACGGTTTTGACTTTGCCATCAGTTGACTGGTAGTAAAGCCCACCAGCCCCAATTGAACCAACGACAGACCCATTAGGCAGCTTGAACGTGATTTGACTATCCGAGTACGTCACAACACTATTTAACTTGTTGAGGTCAGCAACCTGGTTGCCAATGTAGTCTTTGTAGTCGTTGATGTCGTCATCGACCTGTTGCTTGAATTGCTGTTGCCACTGTATCTGGGCATTGATATCCCGTTTGACATCTCCAACATCTTGATTGACCTGGTCAATTGTTTTTTGCCAAGCAAGATCAATATCATCGATTCTCTTCTGATTATCAGCAGCTTCCTTGTCTGCAGCCGCTTCAGCTTTTTTCTGCCAATGAGCAAGCTCATCACTAATAATTTTGGGCCGTGTCCCGACAGTGACGCTGGTATTCTGTTGCAGCAACACATCGTAAGTTGTGGCCGTAACTTCGGCGGTCATATTAATATCCAACTCGGGCACA